CCGGAGGTAATTGGGCTAATCCTGCAAGGAAATAAGCCCACGAATCACGGTGGGTGAACACAATATCGTCCTCGAATGCTAAAACCTGTTTTAAGCCCCGTTTTATAGCTTCCAATACTATCCTTTTATGGCTATGCGCACATCCCGTGATTGGGTTTTGGTGCATTACTGCAGGTACAAGTTCAAAATCGGTAATTTTCTGCTGTACCAGTTGATGGTACAGGTGTTCATAGCGTTCAATACGCTGCGAATTGTGTATAATAAATGGCTTCATAATCGATAAAGCAACAGCGGGGCTATTCGCCCCACTATTTAAACAACATAACCCTATTTATAAAATTAATTCATTGCCTCCCATTTTTGAATAGCGGAAACCAAGCTGGCCACGACCTTATTTTTCCATTCATCGGTCTGCATGCGGCGGGCTTGTTCTTTATTGGTATGGAAACCTAACTCTCCCAATATGGATGGCATATTAGTTCCTACTAGTACCGCAAATTTAGCCTCCTGATCTTCATCCCCGTCTCTTTTATCCTTGCGCCACTTTACGGTTTCCCCGAATTGGGCCTCAAGTTCGTCAATCCAAATAGATGCGAAGATATCCGACTTGGTTTGACCCGGAGAAGTCCATACGGATATCCCACTGGCATCATTCCACCCCGTATTCCCGGCAGCATCGGAATGAATAGAGATATAAATACACTTCCTGTCCTTCATTAATGCATTTGCACGGTTACAGCGATCCGATAAGGAAATATCCACGTTAGAGTTAACGATATCCACGCAATCGATACCCGCTTTATGGAGTGCATTCATAATACGGGTAACATTATCCCTATTATTTACCCCCTCGTACAATACGGATCCATCTTCAAACGCCGGAGAACGTTTCCCCGGTGTAACATATTTACCATCGATAAGACCACCATGTCCGGGGTCTAAAATGTAAAGAAATTTACTCCTCATATAGTGATTATTTATTTACATAAATTTTTGTCGTAGACCGCCCGTTATCTACATACATTAACACCCTAATATATAATCCCGGTTGAACCGGATCGTAAACTACCTGCCCCATTGTGTTATAATATTCGACCTTTGATATAGCAGATGAATTATAAGATTCTATGCCTAAATAATTACCACAATCCGTATATATAGTATCAATTATAAAAGTATCCAGAGTCGCATTATCTACCCAAAACAACCTATAAAAATCGTCCAACATCGGAGTGGTAAATGTATAGGAATAGGTGGAAAAATCAGGCGATGGGGGATAAATAATTGCGCTGCTGGGAACACTATCCCAGGAACCCATATTATATTTTTCTAACCACATTGTCCGTCCATAAGTCGAATCCATTTGATATAAGCAAAGCACCGAATTATTGGGACACGAATAATCAAACGAAATAGAGTAAACCGTTTGTGAACTTAATGGTAATAAGAATAGGTTGGTTAATAGAATTAATACAATTTTTTTCATTTTATATTTATTTGTTTGAGCTAATATATCGATATTTCAATATAAAAGTTTCAACTAAAATTAATTTAACATTTAACTAAATCTTAATTATGTAGTGGAACGCCTTATTTACTGGCCTTGTCTCGGCTATTATATCAGTTCCAGCTAAACCAGTCTCTGTCCCAAAGGAAACCTCTCTTGTTGTTGCTGATGGGGTAGCATTAGCTTCTATCAGATCCGAACCTGTAGGGTGAAAATGTCCATATTCGGCTCCCGATGGATCGCCCTCATGGGCATGCGGCCCAACGCCATCCTGTTGAGTAGACCCCAATGCTCTTGACGGATCTTCTCCGGATCCAGATTCGTTTAAGCCCCGTATAAAATACCCGCGTAATTCAGGAACATTAAAAGTAGTTGAACCATCACCTACACCATAGGTCGTTCCAACCGCTTTAAATAGGCGGTTATATCCCTTCCTTTTAACCGCTTGACCATTACAGAGCAAATATCCGGCAGGGATATTTGAGGCAAGGCCGGAATAAACACTGATCTTTCCTGCGGGTTCAGGGCCACCTGTCCAATCCACTCCGGGCGGTAAAGAAGTCGCACTGTTAGTTCCATAATCAATAACACCGCAATACAGTAAATATACCTGTTCCCAGGCTGCACCAGTCCATTCAAAAGTTTTACCTAAAAACGGGTGATACCAATATTTATAAGTGCCTGTATTAGGTTCATCCGGCCCAATAGAAATAAGATCCGTGGAAGAGAACACACTAACTACATCTGTCACCGGATCGTACCCTATATAAACCCCCTCAACTCCAGTACCCACTCCGGCAGTGATAGCTTGAGCGCTTGCGAAAAATATGTAATAATCAACCTGACCATGTTCATCAAAACCACCAGCAATAGTGGCAACAAAAGGATCGGTGGCATCTGCAAATATTTCATCGTTTACTCCATCTATAAAATTCGGCTCACCCGCAGCATTCAGTCGACCATTTAATACTGAATTCCTAAAGTTGGGACCAGAAGAGGCGACCCGCCATTTTATAAATTCTGTCCTATCTGCCAATTGCTTTGCATGAGCATTAGCTATACCATTGGGCTGGTTATCTGGATCCCCATTTGAATCCAAAACTATTGGCCCGCCAAGTGCCGGGGTACTTGTACCCCACTCAAACACATTAGGTCGCCATTTTTTTTCTATTGTAATATTTGCCATAATGCAGAATTAAAAAATTATTGTCCAGGTTCCTTCCAGACGGATTGATGAATTTTTAGAAATTGGTGGTCTCACTATCTTTGAAAACATCGTAGTACCATCCTCGCTAAATAAGGCAAACTCTGAAACATCGACACCGTTGTTTTCCGAATAATCAAGGGACCAATCAAACTGCACCTTATTAATTACAGGAAAGCTATGTCCATCTAGTGCTTTTATAAATGCTCCAGTAATTCCCGTATCTGTAATATCTACGGGAGTCGTTCCTGTACCATACCCGATTTGGGTAATATAGAGATTCGCTGCCACCTCGGAAAGCCGAGAGGTCATGGTGTTATACCCTAAATTAACTATTAAATTTTTTTGTTTAACGGTTGTTTTTAAAACTCCATTCTCAAATATGGAGAACTCTACCTCTCCACGCACTTGGAATTTTGAAACGGCCTGGGCCTTTGCTTCAGCTTTTTTCATGGATCAAATATATAATTAATTCAAACAAAGTGGCAAAATATAAAGGATTAGATATTTACACCTTTGCCCATTTATCCGCATAATATTTAACTAAATCATCTTTTTTAACCTCGACCGGAATACACGCCTCCAAATATTCTGTGAATTCCGGCCAGTTTCTCTTATCCTCATATATATCTGAATTCACAAAGTACTCCCCATTATACTCAATTACAGGCACCCTCTTACCCTTTAGCTTTGCATTGATTAAATCAATTTCATTTGCGTCAACTTTTAATAAAATCATACTCCTAAGTCAGTTAATAATTGATCAAAAGCGGCCTTAAATATAGCATATTCTACCAATGACATTCCGTCAGTAATCATAAATAAATATTGATTTGCATTTGACATACTTATAGCACCAGCCGAAAAATGATTATGACAATGACCATACAATTCTATGGAAATTTCACCAGTAGATGAATAGCCAGCAGCGGTAATTGTATTATTTGATATTGTATAATAATCAAACGCTCCCGTTCCTACCCTAATAGAACCCAATAAAACAGGATTGTTTTGAAGCATTACGCTAAATGATAAATTATTGAGTACATGATAGCTATAAGTACCATCATTCTGTTTTAATAAAATATATCCTGGAACGTCTAAAGCACCTGCCTCATACCCAACGGTTCCATCCTTAACATAAACAAATACACCTATACTATCTTGACCTACTTCAGCTTCTGAGCTAGGAATTATTCCAGTATCGGTATACTTGGCAACTCCATCCCCCTGACGACCAGAGCCCTCTAAGCAATCAGGGTCGGTAAATCCATTGTTAGTTGTTACCGCATTACCTATTGGTGTCAAACTACCATCCTTATTATATAAATATGGTATCATTTTAGCAATAGCACCTGACCCTATTATAGGTAATTCAAGCCTTACAATTTTTGATCTTAAACCGGAGATTGAATTTTCAAATTTACTTAAATATGTAAGTATTTGATTTTCGATCCAAGTATCAACATAATCCCCTCCTGCCGTTATTATCCTATCATGATGGGATAATGTTTCTGGCAAGGCAATAACATCAATATAATCTGTTTTTATTTCATCATCCGATCCATAAGCATTCGTGGCGGTTAATTTAATTGTCCAAAGACCTACTTTATTAACCAGTAAACTTGGATTCTGTGCAGTAGAAAATACACTCGTTACACTATCCGGATCGGTATATTCCCAACTCCATGATGTGGGTGTATCGGTGCTGGCATCCGTAAAATTAATCGTATCCCCATAAGTCGGCGTGGTATCATCGGCTGTAAACTCTGCTGTCGGTGGTAATAATTCTATAATCGTTATTTCAAATACATCCTGCTGGAACTGGCGAGAACCATCGAAATCATTTTCTCCATCGAATAAGAAGCTAAACATGGTTAGTTCAGATGGCATTTCCTGCACCTCAAAATTAAACTCCTCAGATACGTTAAAACTATCCTCATAATAATTGCCATATGAAATATCAATCAAATGAGACCGGGCATTCTTATATTCAAGGATCAGCTGCAGTATTAAATATGATAGGCTTGTGGTAATTGGAGGTGTAAACCCGGTTACATTAATAGTCACCCTGAACGTGGCCCAATGGCCGGATCCAAAATAATGAGAACCATTAAAGTTCACCGATCCATCAAATATAAATGTAGGAAACACAAGCCCCTCCTGAATAGTTATGTCCTCGTAGGCTATTCCTGTAACAGCACGGGAAATAGCAGATTTTATGGCAAATGGTGTACCCTTGGTCCTATGCAGTTCAATAGCTTGCTTTAATAACTCCCTGCGCTGGGCCTCGGTTTGTGCCAATGCCCAGCCTTTAAATCCCAATACATCGAACTGATAAGCTAAGAAGACCAGTGCTGGCTCCTTAACGATATCCATAAGGTATATAAATACCGCAGAGGTATCAATACCCTCAAGGCGCTCCTTGGTCATATCATCATACATGGCGATATGCTCCTTATTGCGGACCGATGATGCTATAATTCTACTCATTTACTGGGCCTAAATCGTTTACGATAATTGAATTACAATAAGCATACTCTGTCTCGGCGATAATAAGATCCACGAAACCGGGCAGATCAATGTCATAAACACCCTCCAGCATGGTTGCTCCCTTTATTTGGGATTCAAGTATATCCTGTCCCAGCTTTTGGCGCTTACCATCCACGTAAGACTGTGCTGCTGCCTGTACTTTGGCAGGGATATCCTGACCAATAAACTCAGAGAAATATTTTACATTTAAAGTAAGCGCATACAACACCTGTGTCGGAGCAGCCACCGTAACCGTATCGGTCAACGGCCTAACGTTCTCAGCATTCACTGCAGTTGTTACCTGCGTGATCACCTGCGCGGGGGTAATTGACCCGTCCTCCATCAAAGGTAATACTAAAACATCCCCAGGCGCAGGACTGGTCACCGATACATCTATAATTCCGGGGTTAGCACTAAGCGCATGGAAGGCATAAGAATTTATACTCCCTGCAGTACTAAACTGTGCGGTCGCCAATACGATCCTCGCCCGGTAAGCTGTATCATCTTCCTGTTCTGCACCACCTGCAGTTGCGATGTTATTAGTCATCGATACAATATAAGCCTGTGGATCCAGTATATTAGTTACAATACCAACTCCATATCCATTCCCGGCAGTTCCATCCACCGTACAGTTAGCATCCACGGTCGCCGTTGTTACTCCTGCAGTAACAACTACATCCTCAACGGTTGAAAATACCGCTTTACCATCCGGGCTGGATACGCGAGTACCCTGCGGAATAGTTACCCCGGTGTGACCCGTAACCAATATAACATCGAAGGTGGTACTGGCAGGGCTGGCCGCGAGCCTGAATGCACCCACCAATTCACCTAAGAAATCTAAGAACGGAGCGCGGGCAAAGGATACTAATCCCTGCAAACATGCGTCCTGAATATCCTGCCGGAGTTTTGTTTCCCGGTAAGAGATCATATTTACAATCAACCGCTCCACCTGTGCAGGTTGCAAAGGTCGGCCAGTAATTTCCTCGAATAGCGCGATATTTTCCGCTAATATGACGTTAACATCCGTCTCTAAAAATAATGGTTCATCGGGCATAGTTGATGTTTGTTGTAGTAGTTTGATTAAAATATTTCCATGTAACCGTCATCGTTACCTCATTGCCTCCAGCGTTCACGGATCCGGCAACGCTAACCAACGTGGCGCGGGTCTCATAACGAGCGATCTGGTTAATAATATCAACAGTCAAAGAATTAACCACCCGGTTAACGGGTTTGTCAATATGGGACATAATATCCACACCGAATTCCGGACGCAGGGGATCGCTTCCTTTTTGCGTATAAAGTAAAATATTAATGCACTGGTTGATATCATCCAAGTCCGTAACAATGCGCTCCGGATCAGTAATACTTAACTGCCAGTTCTCCGTTGTTATGTCCTCAAGTCTAACCATGCTGTAAAGATATAAAATTATGGTATTGGTGGGCTTGGTGGTCCCGGTGCTGCAGTCGGATGTTTATGTCCGGTTAACGTAATAATTCCACCCGGTCCACCCTTAACCTCTGCACCCTGCACGTTTCCGGTTGCTGTCATATCTGCTCCCGCTTTTACGTTCGCATCGCTTTCAATATCTCCGGTCGCTTTTATTCCACCCGAGACTTCCAAATCTCCTGTTATTTCCGCGTCCCCATCGATGGTAACTTTATCATCCACGGTAACGGTTGCCTCTTTGCAGGTAACATTTATAATAAGGTCCGTACCACCATCGATGGTCATTTCATGACTATCCCGATCGTATTCGATCTTAGTTCCATCCTTAAAAGTTTTTACCCACTTATTTTCATTGCCCACCGGGGGTTGATTATTCTCATCATAGATACTACAAAGTACGATCCCGGTTTCCGAATGATCATCCAATAAACAGGCAACATGCTCATTTACATCGAACCAAGCCTCGTCCTTATTTTCCTTCGTATTCTTTACAGCCATCGCAAGCCACGGACTAACGATATCAACATCGTCAAATTTGACGCGTGCCAGCCCTTTTGCGGGGTCTATTTCTGATATGATTCCGTACCTTAACATCTTACTTTACGTCTTTTAATGCCTTGCCTGTTCGCCTTCTATTAGCTGCATCACGGGAACTGTAAATATTATCGTTTAACTTCTTACCATATACCTGGGATCCATCGGTCCCGGTTCCTCCGTTTCCGGATCCGGATCCACCACCAGTACCACCCGCTCCGGTTGATGCTGGCTTATCAACACACTTAATATCTAAACTAACCTCGTACCCGCCACCCTTGGTTATGCTATGTGTACTCTTGGTAATTTGGTATTTACCGGATAGCTTACCCATGTCCTGCAGTTCAAAGTTTACTCCGGCAACCAGCAGGGGGTTTCCGATTAAAGTAATACTCCCCTCCCGGCTTGCGGAATTCGCACGATGCAGTGCCACCTTACCTTTGGTTTCTGCCTGTTGAGAGTTCTCCGCTTTGGTATGAATGTTTAATGTATCATCGTTAGGATTCAATCCTTCGTAACCAACACTATCCGGATCATCACCTGCGTTAGCTTCATAAGAAACAACCTCGTTTTTTACCGGGTTATGATATGAAACTTTGACTGCCTTAAATGTTCCCTTCGTGCCATCCTTTATATTGTAAGACTTCAACTCTCCACGGGTGATCACCACAGCAGCATCACCTTTTTCAAGGTCAAACATACTGGAGAAGATTAACTGCGTATCCCGGACGTTAAATATTATCCCATATTCTAAACCGATCCGGAATAAGAATGCAAGGTCGCTCTCTTTGTCCTGGGAAACCCGGTCTATTTTTATCTCATCCAGCGAAGACTTACTGCGTCCAAAACTTTTATTTTTTAACTGGCTGGCAATTTGCTCCAGCCTATTTACGAATTCTAACACAATAGCGCGGCCAGTTTTATAATCCGGATAAGATCCACCAATAACAACACCACGTGCAACGGCCATCGCCCCTAATATATATCTGCCATAATCCGGATATCCTTTACGGATTAATGACTCCGCAACATCTACCAATGAAGTATAAACCGGGAATGCTTTAGCCCGGTAATTGGATAAGTTATTCAATTCAACCGCAGACCTAATAGTACTGGCCGCAGAGTTAAGAATAGATCGCTCCGAATCGAAGCTGATATTTATCTTCGTTACTTCACTACCATCCACCAAGGTTAACCCATTATCATCGGCCACCTTTTGTGCAAGTTCCCGGAGAGTAATACCCTCATGCGCCCTGCTTTTTTTGGTACGGACCGGACTATTTGTAGCAGTGGCCAGCCCCTTCATTGTAACAACATCCGGAGGACCGGACATTTCTATTTCATCAACGGTAAAATTACCTCCGTAAACCTCTAAATCATCGTAACCAAAATAGATCTTAAATTTATCCTTCTTAGTAGGATACCACGAATCCCTCCACTTTCCTTCAGTATCCTCCAGTGCTATTTGCGCATCGTCTGATTCACCCTCTAATACATCTGTATAGGTAAGAGACTGTAGGTATCTGGTAATATCATCGGTTATATTGACCCCGTTGTATTCCACCCGTATTTTTATATCCGGTACGTTTGCCATTCTTTATCGTTTCCACGGTGGTAATAAATTGATCTTAGTGTCCGGAGTTTCCTGCACCGGAATATTGAGAGTAATGTTTCCCGGCAAGGTATCACCTGCAGGAACTTTAGGGTTAGCCTTCATTATCTCCACAAACTTCATAGCATCCCCATACGCTTTATAAGCAATAAGGTCCCATCGGTCACCTTCATTAGTTATATATTTTGTGAATGCCATATTTTTTAC